AAACTTTGAAGAAACAATTAAGAGTAGGCATCGAGATGAATTTACCTATGCCAACTTTTCTGAAGGTGAAAAGATGCGTATTGACTTGGCATTATTGTTTACATGGAGACAGATTGCCAAACTAAAGAATAGTACCAATACAAATCTTTTAATACTAGATGAAGTATTTGATTCTAGTTTAGATGGTGTAGGTACAGAGGAGTTTTTAAAATTGATTCATGAAATGGGTGCAGATACAAATATATTTGTTATCTCTCACAAAGGTGACCAGTTGTTTGATAAGTTCCGAAGCATAATTCGGTTTGAAAAGAAAAATAATTTTTCGAGGATAGTAACATGAGTGATACATTAATTTTTAATACAGAAGAAAATATTACTAAAGTTGCAGTACCAATTTTTGATTTGGTTTCAGAAGATGATCCAATTTTAAGAGAAGTGTTGCCTGAATTTGATTTTGCAAATCCTCCAGTTGATCCAAAAGAATTTGCTTCTTCATTGGTAGAAACTTGTATTCAAAGAAATGGTTATGGTCTATCTGCAAATCAATGTGGATTTAAACACCGTGTATTTGTGATGGGTGCCGGTTCAGAATATGTGGCCTTCTTTAATCCAAAAGTCACTGCAATGTCAGAAGAAACGGTACATATGGGTGAAGGTTGTTTATCGTTTCCTTTATTAGAATTAAAAATTACAAGACCTTCTGGTATTGTGGTTGAATACCAAGATTATAATGGTGAAGTTAAAAAGGCAAACTATGTTGGTGTTTCTGCTCGTTGCTTCTTACATGAGCTTGACCATATGAATGGAATACTGTATACTGACAAAGCTAAACCACTTGCATTGCAAATGGCCAAGAAAAAGCGCCAGAAGATGAAAGGTCTGGTTAAACGGTACGAAAAAGCAAATAAAACGGTGACTACATTAAATGGCAACATCAATTGAGTTTGTAGAAAAACAATGGACTGAATGGCAGGAACTTAATGATCCTGCCAAGTTCCAACACGTTGATACTGAAGAAGTTAAAAAGGTTCTTATTGAGGACTTAACTTATGCTTCTAAAATGGATGTCAGAGAATACACATTATACCAAAAATGGTGTGAGGTGCAAGAACGATATCCAGTACATGAAGTCAGTACACTATTTGGTAATGAAATGCAGATGGTTAATCCAGACCAGAAAAAAATGGTAGATAAAGTTAAATCTAATTTTTGGATCCCACAGGAACCAGATGACTATACCAAATTAAAACCTATTATGGTTCTCTCAAACGGTGAATTGGCTGAAACATGGAATGCCATTCGTACTTTTTCTTCTACAATGAAGAATAATTCCAACATTGGTCGCAATCTATTCTATACCTTAACAGATGAAGTTACAGGTAAGTACCTAGGTGTCATTTGTATATCGTCCGACTTCTTGGATCTCACTCCAAGAGACAAATCGATAGGTTGGAGTAGAGATGTTAAGACACAACAAGGAATGATTAATCACACAGCCATCGGTTCCACCATCGTGCCATTACAACCACTTGGTTTTAATTATATGGGTGGTAAGTTACTGGCACTAATGTGTTTATCTGATACCGTTCAGAATGATTGGAAACGACAATATGGTGATGTATTGGTAGGAGTCACAACTACATCATTATACGGAAAAACCAAAACAGGAGGCCTATCACAATATGATGGCCTCGAACATTGGAATCCAATGGGATTCTCATCTGGTTCTGTGGCCTTTGAACCAAGTCGAGGAACTAAAAAAATGGTATTCGACTGGATCAAAGAAAACCACACAAGAAAATATTTCGAATGGTGGGATGCCAAAAATCCAAAAGGACTGCCATTAAAACGTGACCATAAAAATCGTTCATTAAATTTTGCATATAGTAAATTAGGTATTCCTAAAGAACTAATACGTACCGAACATCAACGTGGAATATATTTTTCTCCGTTGTATGATAATACCTCAGAGTATCTCCGTAAAGAGATTACCGAGGATAAACTGGTAAAGTCGTTTGATACCAGTGATGAAGCTCTTGCCAATATTTGGAAAACCAAGTATGCTAAGGGTCGTATATCAATGTTAAAGAAAAAGAATACCGTTTCTTTTGAAACTTTATTCTATGATGACTTGATATACCTGTCTTGGGAAGAAACCAAGGCAAAATATCTTCCACAAGTTGGGAGATAATTCAAGTGTACCACAAAAACGCTTGACAAACACACTACATAAGTGTATGATGTGAGTTCTTGCTGAGAGCAAGGTACTTTGTTAATTTTATATTTTGGAGATCGTTATGAGTAAAAAATTGTCCGCTAAAGAAAAAATCCTGAAGTTTCTGTCAAAAACAGACGGTTACAACACACTAACCGTTGCCCAAGCACAAGCACGCTTTGGCATTCAGAATGTTAGCGCACGTATTGAAGAACTACGTACTGAAGGTCATGTAATCTACACCAACATGAAAACTCGTGGTGATGGATCTAAAGTTGCTTCTTATCGTCTTGGTAAGCCAACTAAAGCACTTGTACGTGCCGCATATGCAGCTGGTTTCAGCCTGTAATCAAAGTTAAGCAATTAACACAGAGGAGTACACTTCGGTGTATCTCCTCTTTTTCACGTTGTAAGTCATGGAGATAAAATGGAAATATCAATTAAAACAGAAGAACTAAGAAAGAAAAGTCTGTTCATTGCTACCCCGATGTATGGTGGAATGAATCATGGCTTATATGAAAAATCTTGCCTTGACTTACAGGGTATGTGTTTGCAATATGGTATTGCAACTAAATTTTCATTCTTGTTTAATGAATCATTAATCACTCGTGCTAGAAATTATCTTGTAGATGAATTTTTACACCGTTCAGATTGCACACACATGCTTTTCTTGGACTCAGATATCAGTTTTGATCCAAAGGATGTTATCGCAATGTTAGCCTTGGACAAAGATGTTATTGGTGGTCCTTATCCTAAGAAAGCCATCAAGTGGACTAACATTAAAAAGGCCATTCTAAAAAATCCTGGTATTGAAGAAGGTATGTTAGAGAAACTTGCTGGAGATTTTGTTTTCAATCCAGTTAAGGGCACTCAACAATTCTCAGTAACAGAACCACTTGAAGTATTGGAAATTGGTACAGGGTTTATGATGATCGAACGTAGTGTGTTCACCAAAATGGCCAAAGAATATCCAATGATTCATTACAAACCAGATCATGTTGGTCAAGCTAACTTTGATGGTTCACGTTACATTCATGCCTTCTTTGATACAGTTATTGATTCAAAAGGAAGTATCACAGATGGTGGTTCAGATCGTTACCTTTCAGAAGATTATATGTTCTGCCAAATGTGGCGTAAGATGGGTGGCCAAATCTGGTTATGTCCATGGATGAAAACTGCACATATTGGAACGTATCACTTCCAAGGTGATATGCCTGCAATTGCAAATTTTGTTGGTGAGATGTAATGTCTAAACCAACTAAAGGTGTGAAATATGATGAGAGTAAACTAGAATATGGTTTACTACCACCATTGGCACTAGAAGAAACTGTTAGAGTTTTAACTTTTGGTGCTCAGAAGTATGCAAGAAATAATTGGCAAAAAGTGCCTGATTCTAAACGTAGGTACTTTGATGCACTTGAACGTCATGTATGGGCATGGAAGAAAGGTGAACAACTTGATCCTGAATCTGGTATACATCACTTGGCACATGCTATGTGCTGCTTGATGTTTCTGTACGAACATGATATAATGTATTCAAAAGATAAACCTTTTTATGATGAGGAAACAAAATGAAACTATCGAATGAAACACTAAATGTATTAAAGAATTTTGCCAGTATTAATAGTGGCATGGAATTCAAACAAGGTAATAAATTATCGACAATATCTTCTGGTAAAACAATATTTGCTAGTGCAACAGTCAAAGATGAATTTCCACATGATTTTTGTGTATATGATTTGAACCAATTTCTTGCAGTACATTCACTGAACAAAGATCCAGATATTGATTTTGATGATTCAAATGTCATCTTCAAGAGTGGTCGTAGTAAACTAATTTATCGTAAAACTGCTAGAGATATGATTGTTACTGCACCAGATAAAGAAGTTAAGTTGCCTTCAATTGATGTTGAATTTACTCTCACAGAAGAAGTATATCAAAACATCATGAAATCAGCTAGTATCTTAAAAAGCACACACATTGCCGTACATTCTGATGGTGGTTCAATATCAGTATCTTGTTTTGATGCCTCAGATGATTCACAACACACAAACTCAATTGAAGTTGCAGAAAGCAACGGAAAGAATTTTAAATTGGTTTTCTTGACGGATAACCTGAAGATGATTCCTGGTTCCTATGATGTTCAAATATCATCTAAAGGCCTTGGTTCATTTAAAAACAAAAATGCAGATATTCACTATTGGGTTGCGATTGAATCCAAATATTCTAACTTTGAGGGATAATTATGTTAAATTTTACAGATGCAGTTACAGGTGCCACAATTTATGTTAATCCAAAATATATTGTAGGTGCTTTTGCTTTGGTTGATGGCGAACATATAGGTAAAGTCGCAATTACATTGACAAATGGTAATTTTGTTGCAAACGAACCTGAAACAGAAGTTATTGGACTCATCAAGAGTGCTTTAATAAATGACGGTTGCTGCAAGTAATTTTGTGTTGTAATTATATTATGGAGAATGTGAATGGCAGACCATTTGTTATGGACAGAGAAGTATCGTCCTTCTAAAATTGAGGATTGTATCCTTCCTGAGGCAGTTAAAAAAACTTTTCAAGAATATGTAGATAGAAAAGAAATACCCAATCTACTACTATCAGGTACCGCAGGTGTAGGTAAAACTACAATTGCAAAGGCCTTATGTCAAGAAGTTGGTTGTGATTACATCGTTATCAATGGCTCTGATGAGTCTGGTATCGATGTACTTCGCAACAAGATTAAAAACTATGCATCATCTATGAGTTTACATGGCGGCCGCAAGGTCGTTATCATAGATGAAGCAGACTATCTAAATCCTAATTCAACTCAACCTGCAATGCGTGGTGCAATCGAGGAGTTCGCCTCTAATTGTTCCTTCATCTTCACCTGTAACTTTAAAAATCGTATTATCGATCCGATTCATTCTAGATGTTCCGTTATTGACTTCAAAGTTAATGGCAGTAAGGCCAAACTTGCAGCTCAATTCATGAAACGTGTCGAATGGATTCTTGAACAAGAAAAGGTTGATTATGATAAACAAGTTGTTGCAGCAGTTATCACTAAACACTTTCCAGACAATCGTAGAATTCTAAATGAGTTACAACGTTACTCTGTTTCTGGTTCTATTGATAAAGGCATTTTAAGTTCTGTTGCTGATGTACAGATACAAGAACTAATTACTGCACTTAAAGAAAAAGATTTTTCTGGTGCTCGTAAATGGGTTGCAAACAATATCGATAATGATCCAGTTCGTATCTATCGTAAGATTTATGATAGTATGTACGACCACATCAAATCACAATCTATACCTCAGTGTGTGTTGATTCTGGCCAAGTATCAATATCAATCTGCGTTTGCTGCTGACCAAGAGATTAATCTGGTGGCATGTCTCACAGAAATGATGGTTGACTGTGAGTTTGCATAATGCCAGATTTATTCAAAGATATCGTTCCGTCTATCTTACAGACTAAAAAATCTGTCATAAATGACGATATAGACCAGAAGGACTACTCTCCATTCATGGTCAATCGAGCTCTTTCATTTCATGTGGACTGCATCTTGTATGCAAATGAAATGAATGTACATCACCAGATAGATAAAGATATGCAATATCAGTATCTTCTAAATACCATACGACCTATGAAACGGAAGTTCCAACCGTGGCAAAAGTCTCAGGTGGATAAGAATATTGATTGCGTAAAAGAATACTTTGGTTTTTCTAACGCTAAGGCCAAAGAGGCCTTGCGTATTCTATCTGATGAACAAATCGCTGATATAAAAACAAAAACAGATAAAGGCGGAGTGAAGAAATCATGATTGACATTAAAGATTTAGTA